TTTATCTGCTAAAGGGCTAGTATATTCAGCCACTATTGCCGTTGACTTTTTACCATCACTGTCATCGGTTGTTTTACCAGTACCCTTAATGTGAGTTGAAAAGTTAGAATAATCTTCCGTATCCGTAATTTTTGATACGTTAGCTCCATCAACAAATAGAAAAGAATTTTCTTTACCAATAGTTTTGTAAATGTGGATTTTAAAATTATCAAAGTAATATTCAAATCCAAAATCATTGGCCAAGGTGGTTAATAGATCATCGCCACGTGCATTTCCAAATTCTTCAGAAAATGCATAGTTACTAAACGTATCATGAATTTCGTAAGTAAACTTAGTTCCTTGCGTAATAAACTTCATGCAATCATCTAACGATTGAGTTTTAGTTAGTGTTTTGTCGATGTATCGATCATGTAATGTTTGCCCAACATGTAGTGCGGTGACAGCATATTGTCGATACCGTCCTAACGGTGTAATCGTCGGTGTAGTAATTATATATTGTTGATTATTTTCAGGAACGGTAACAATGCTTCGTGGCATGACTAGTTCTGAAGCAACTTTATTGTCAGCATTATCGATAAAATTAAAAGTAAGTTGATCAATAGACCCTAATGTTTGTGTAAGGGTCAAATCATCAACCGTTTTTAATGCGTTCTGCGTTCCTTGAACATTTTTTATAATTAACATGTTCCCCCCTAATAATAGAACCTAGTTTCAAAAGAAATTGTAAAATCACTAGCACCAATTATATTGATTTGATTGAATTGCGTGGCAAAATCCAAATATGCATGGTTGCTATCAGTATAACGATTTACATTGTTAACCGTTGGCATCAGTCCATCTATGATTAGTGTTTCTGATTTTTTGAGCGGTTTTGTAAATTCGAAAGTTTGACCAGTTGTCTGATTTTCAATCTTTAAATCACTATTAACGGTTCCGTTAAACGTAATTTTTACCGGCTTATCATCAGCTAACAAGGGGATGATTGATGCGTTAAATACTTCAAATGTAGTTTCGTTCGTGAACTTATATTGAACGGCTTTATCTTTAGGAAACCCAATTCCAAGCCCCCATTTATCACCATCATTCTCAATATCATCAAGCGTCGTTGCAACAGTTTGAGCATATCCATCAATGCAATTAAGATTTACAGAAATGCTGGATGCCTTATAATAATTATCCAATCGCTGAATAGAAAATGCATCAGCAACCACTCTCCACCTCAAGAATGGAATTCGTAAATTAATAATATAAAATGGTTCGCTACTCTCAAATATTTTTGAAACTTGCATTCGTTGCAATTCATAATCGTAATTATCGTTAGCGTACATATCAAAGACAAACGGAATTACTAGCTGACTAACTTTAGTATCGGTTAATACTGCATTATATTTACCGACTTGCTGGAATGTATGCTGGTAAGATGGGCTGGGGGGGTCGAACGAACGAACTCTAATTCCCATCTTACCTAAGTCATACGTTGTGCCGTCCATCCTTTGAATTAAAAATGTACTTTTAAATTTTGGTCTGATATTAACCACCTCGCTATCTATGATTTGAAATAACAATATCTTTACCAAGTAATAATTTGGTAGTTGGATATGTTGTTTTAGCAACAGTCTTTGAATCAATTTCCATGTAGATATTGACATTTCCAGCTACGCTGGTATTTGGACTTTGTGTATATTGCATGGATTGAACTTGACGTTTAGCTTTCGTAACAACATCCAAAGCCTTAGCAGCAAATCCATTTGGATTATTTTTAGCTCTGGCAATCATTGCCTCGGCAATATGTTGTTCGGAAGATTGACGTTGTGGATTAATCGCTATTTCAGGTTCTCCTGGTACTTCATTGAAGAAACTTACTTCGCCAGGTATTCCCCAGCCACCATTAGCATATCCATGCCCGTTGCCAAGGAAACTTAGTCCGCTACCATACCGGTGTTTGGCATAGTTTAAACCAGCCAACATATTGTCATAGCCGTTCCAAATATTGCCATGACCAGGTAAATGATAAGCCCTAAAAGTTCCAGGCTTAACTTGCATCAATCCTTCTGCGTGTCCATCGGCCAAACCATCAGTACCGCCCATTGCTTTAGGATTACCACCAGATTCAGTATTTATTTGACGTAAAACACGATTAACCATGCTTGCGCTAGTTGAAAGTCCAAGTTTACTCAAGGCACTTTCAACGTCAGATTTCCAACGATGTACACCAGCTCCGCCTGGATCACCAGTTCCACTTCCACCAGCATCTTCAATAAATGGTGCAAACATCTTCGCAATTCTACTAAAGAAACTTTTACCAAATTGCCTTTCGATAAAACCACTTAATCCAGTATCTTTAGATTTATCTTGTTGCTTTTCATCAGATTTTGAAGCTTTCATATCACGAATATCGTACCAGCCCTTAGTGGTTGTTCCAGAATGACTGAATGGATTTCCTTTAGAAACACCAACGTGAACGTGAGTTCCACTTGGACCAAGTTTAGCAATTGCTTGACCAGTTGTAACTTTGTCTCCTTTTTTGACTAAGATATCTGCACCAGAACCATATTTTCCATTTAATTCTTGATAAATTACACTGGCGTCATCGGCTTTAATTACTAAGTTTTGTCCAATACCATTTGCGCCACCCCAGCCAGCTGGCGGCCCACCAACATATGATACGGTACCACCGTGCATGGCGTGAACAGTTTTTGCACCGGAATAATCAACACCATCATGTGCGGAATAGCCACCTGATACTGCTCCACGATTACCAAATCCTGATGTTACTTCCCAGCCGTGACCTGGACTTTTAGCCCAGACACCGCCAAATCCGCCTTCGTCATCCATTGCACCGCTAATTTTATCCCATAGTGCTGACCACCAATTGCTGGCTTGCTTCTTAATAGGCTTGAATACATCACCACTTACCTTATCAAAGAATGAGTTCTTTTGCTTTTGAGGGTTGCCTATCAATTTGTCTAGCGCTTTACCAGGATTACTAATAATATTTTTAGCTAGTTCAAACTTCTTCTTTATCGATTTATAGACATTTTCAGCACCCTTAACTACACCACCAACAAACTTTCCAATGCCTGATAACCAACCAGTACCACTTGCAAAATGTTTTAATCCTCCACCAAAAAGCATCTTACTTTCGGTAGCGTTTAAAATTTCAGTTCCAGCTGGAACGATACCTGTCCAGTTACGCTCTTGTGGACTAAATAATTCACCATTAGGCAAAATACCAACTTCTCGATTACCGGTCTCGGGCGAATCAAAACCATCATTCAGCATGACTGGCGTTGCCTTAGTAATTGGTCGTCTAGATCCAGAAAAGAATCCAGTACCAGTAGCGTATTGTACCGGCATTACAGGTGCTTTGAACTTACTATCACCAAATACTTTTAACAGACTACTAATTCCGCTTGTAAATTTATTCCACCATGTACCAACTGTATGGAAGAAACCACTATTGTCGTCTTTCTTCTTTTTATTAGCCTTTTTTTGAGCTTCATATTCATTATCAGCGGATTTAGATACGTTTTTATAACGATCATCTGCATGTTTTGAAACTCGATCTTTTTCAGATTTTGCATTATCAATCGCTTCGTTCTTTTGCTTTTCAGCTCGATTAACTACCCGATCATGTTGTTTGTTAGCAGCATCAATAACTGATTTGCGTTTATCTTTTGCCCACTTCGAGTTACCAGAATATTCACGTTTTGCTGCATTAATAGTTTCATCACGCTGTTTATCAGCTGCCTTAACTACATCTTTATATTTTTTATTGGCTGCACTCTTGACTGAATCGTATTCTTTGTCAGCATTTTTTACGATTTCTTTAACTTCACTACGACTTAATTTTTTCTTTTTGTCAGTTAGTTTTTCGTCATCCTTTAGCATTTTTTCATTGGCTCGTTTGATTTTACCAGCTAAAGTAGTGTGTAGCCTTGCTTCATCACCAGTTACTTTAGTAGCAAACTTGAGGCGCTGTTTATCAAGGGCTTTTTTCTTATCATTAATATCCTTTTGAACTTGAGTTGAATGCTTACCGTAAAGCTTCTCATCTCGTTCGATTTTACTATTCCATTTTTCGGTTAATTTCTGCTTTTCTTGAGCATAATACTTAGCAATAGCTGTTTGATCTTTTTTATTCTTCTTATCGTAAGAATTAGCTTTTTGACCAGATTTTTTAATAGCTTCAGCTTCTTTTTCATACTCTTTATTTGAAATAGCACCGTTTTTCTTTAGCGTTTTTAAGTCATCTAAAGCTTGTTTTTGTTTTTTAGAATAATAGGATTTTGATTCTTTTAATAATTGATCATGAGCATTTTTTGTACTAATTTTAGGTACTTTTAATTTAGTTCCAAACAACCCTTTTTGAATCTGCTTGCCCAGAGTTCTACCAAGTTTTTCGCCACCTAATGCGCCAACAGTACCACCTATGAGAGTACCAATCCCTGGGAGAATAGCCGTACCAGCTGCCGCACCTGCAGCTGCACCACCTAAGTTACCAGCAAAAGCACCAATATGAGAACCGGCTGTTTTTTTCGTCATGCCCAGTAAATCAGTACCAGCCATTAATACGTCTCCAACGCCTAACGCTCCGCCAGCTAACTTACCAAATTTACTCATGCCTTTTAATTTTGACAACATGCCAAGCTTTGAACCGTTTCTAGCAACTCGGCTCATTTCACCAGCTTCTTCGGCTATTTTTGCTCCACCTTTTCCTCGATTGAAAATGTTACCCAAGAAACCACCTCCGCCACCACTCATGGTGGTAGCAAGTTCCTCGGCTTCACCGGCTTCGGCTGCGGCAGTCTTTACACCAAAGAATGCTGTTTGTAGTTTACCTAATTGCCCGATTACTCCTGCTATGCCTGTAGCAAATGTGGCTAGTTTGCGAGCGATAAAGATTGTAGCAATTGCCTTACCTATCTCTTCCAATCCCTTCTTGTGCTTAGAGAGTTCTTCCAGCGTGCCAGAAAGGGTTTTGACTTTTTTGTTGTGACCAACTAACTTAGCTATGGGTGTAAGAATTGCACCGATACCACCAATTAATCCCTTAAAGAAACCAATTCCGATAGTTCCAAAAATCTTAATTGAACTCCATAAACCTTTAAAGAAACCAACAATTTGTTTAGAATGCTTAGCAATTACATCAGAAATAGATTCAATATTTTTTGCTAATCCATCCATAAAATGGTTCATAGATTTCGGTGCATCTTTAATATTGAGAGCTTTAGCTAAAGCTTCTGTAATGGTTTTGAATCCATTTGAGGCAGCCGCCCCTACTTTTGAAAATTCTTTCTCAGTTCTTTTATCAGATACCCATTTAGAAACTGCTTCAAAAATAGGGCTTTGCATCTTAGTAAATGGTTCGGCTAGTGCGCCAGCTAATACATTAAACCGTCCTTTGATTGCACGTTCAGCACCTGCGGCTGTTTTCATCATGTTCTCACTGGCATCTTTGTACTTTTGACCCAGTCCGTTCATCACGGCTTCGGCATCTTGAGCGCTAATTTTACCAGCTGACATCTGATTACGTAGTTCGGACATATTTAGTGCATTATTATGTTGCATCTTACGCTCATAATCCAACAAACGTTCTCCAAACATTGGCAACTGGTCAGAAATCATATTGAAGTCGCCTAATTGCATTTTGGAAGAACTCATCATGTGAGTAAAGTTAAGACCTAAACGTTTTGTATCATCTGCACTCATATTTAATGTATCAGCCATGGTTAGAACTGATTTAGTAAGCTGTTCGGTAGGCCCTTTTTTATTTAATACATGATAAAACTGTTGATCTAATTCGTTGACTAAATCACTGGATTGCCCAAAAGCATTAGACATGTCATTAATAGATTTAACAAATCCTTTACCCTTTGAAGCACTTCCTGTTAATGTAGTCCAAGTGGCGTTCATGACTTGTTGCTCTTTGTTAAATTCATTACCAGCTTTAATCATGCCACCAATACCCATAGTAATACCATGAATAGCCGTGCTTGCTACACCTTGAGCAACTCCGCCCCAAAACACTCCAGAGAATACTTTTTTGAATACCGATTCCGACTTTTCAGCATGCTTATTCAATCCTAGCAATCCTTTAGTCATCTTAGTGAAAGGATTACGATTGAATGAACTTTGCATTTTGCTTAGTTCTTTCATCTTATTAGTGTTTCTAGCAAGTGATGCTGCTAAGTCGTTCACTTTGACAGTTTGCTTAGCAATTTCTGAGGAATCTTTTGTTCTATCATTGCGAATATTAGTTAGTAATCGATGCTCTTTTTGATAAAGTTCTGATTCATTATTTATGGAAGAACGTAATTTTTGGTATTCTGCCTTATTGGCTTCAACGCTGCGTCCCTCAGCCTTTAATCTGTTTATATAAGAATCTTGAACGTGGCTAGTGCTTTCATAGGCGGATTTAAGTTTCCCGATATCGTCACGTAATTCTTTATTAATATTATTGAGTTTTTTGCTGAAATCAATTGTACTTTTATCTTTCATCTCGGCAAAAAGTTCAATTTTTTGTTGTTTTGGTAGCTTCTTCAATACATTTTGGAAGTCTTTAATTCCAGCTTTTTCAGCTTCTGCGACAATCTTAACTTTAGTATCTTTATCAAAAAGGGCTTTAATCTCTTTTTTTGTTAGCTTAGCTTTGTTAATTACTTTATCGGTATTATCTTTAAATGCCTTGTCTAACTTTTCTCCAGCATTCTTACCAAACTCACTTACTAATTTATCTGATTCCTTAATTTCACGGTTAAACTTATCAGACTTGAGTTTCAGGTCGATATTTATTGCTCCATCCGCCATATTTTAACCTCCTTTCGCTTGATTTTTGAGCATGTCGAACATACTGCTCATTTGCATATCTAGCGCTTGAACGTTTTGTTCATCTTCTAAACGATAAAACTCTTGTGCTTCAATGATTTTTTGCATAGCTTTAGGGTCATCTTTATATTCGTTAGGGTCGGTTTGGCGAATATTAACGATCCTTTGAAAGGGTGACTTTTCACTCAAGTTATTAAAAAGCGCCTTGAATTTATCCCAGTGCATCACTCCTTGTGCATCAACTAAATCAATATTGTAGTCAAACAAAAAAGACGCATAAATTGCTTCGGCGTCTTTTGTATATGAATAGTACTTAGTCGGTGGCTCAGGTTCTACTTCAAATTCTGGTTCTATCTCTTCATCATCAAAGTTTCCGTAAGCTGATTGTGATAGATAATCACTAATAGATTGCATTGCTTCAACTACTTGTTGTTCATCATATTCACTGGTTTCACCAATAAACATCTTAAATCCTATCAATGTTTTTTCTATGTCATTGATAGAATCGTCTTCTAACAGCTCATACCATTTAAGAACCACATCAAATGTAAAATCGACCTCAGCTATTCGGTTACCAATTACAATGCTATGTTCGAGTTCACTAGTTAGGCTGATCATAGTTGACTACTTCTTGTGGTTCTTTTTTTCGTAATAACTTTTAACCTTGCTTTTGCCAGACTTTTGTTCTTGCTCAACAACATCTGAATATTCGCTCAATGCTTCAACAATTGCATAAAGTGAATTAGTTGAGTGGTTAAAATATGCATACAATTCTTCACCAGCACCTTCCCCAAAGGCAGAATCAAGCGTGTTAACTAAATCGTTCTTAACTTTCGATTGAAGATTGCTGTAAATTTCAAGCTGTTCAACGGCTGTTTTTTTATTGAATTTTTCGATAGTTTCCTTGTCAGGATCAATGTATTCATTTAAATCTTTGCCAATTCTAATATCAGCTTCTGTGATGGATGCCATAAATTTGTCATCATAAACTACTTTGCGTGTTTTTCCACCAACTACAAATTCCTTTACTGTTTGTAATTTACTATCAAGATTAATTGCCATTTTCATTACCTCATTTGTTTTTATTTTTGAAACAATGGCTGTAACGCCTTTGACAACGCTACAGTCTATGGTCTATTGACCAGATTGAGTGCTTGCTGAAGAAGGAGTGCTTGCTGATGAAGCAGTTCCAGCAGATTGAGAGGCTGCTGATGAAGTAGCTCCATTAGGTTGTGTGCTTGCTGGAGTGTAATCAGGCTTACCATTTAATGCAAGTGTGAAGCTGAATGTTTGCTTAACATTAGCTGCTCCACCAAATGGCACAATAGATGTCATAGTTGCAACTGATTCAACAATATTACCAGCGGGGTCAGTCCAACGAGCTAGTGTACGTAACTTGTCTCCAATATCTAAGAAGTGGCTTGCCACGTAGTCTTGAGCTGGGTCGCCCATAACTCGATGTCCGGACAATGCAAATGTAATGTTCTTACCTGTCACTTCAGTATCGGTAAAACCTTCTCCATCCCAATAAGGTGTAGCATCAGTCGTATCAGCTGCTGCTGGTGTGATTGTACTAATGCCACGTGACAATTTAGCCCAGCTAGCATTTGCTTTGTCATCAGTTAAATCTGTTCCGCCGTTGATATCAATTTCCAGCGTATTTTTAAAGTTTAATTCAAAATGTGTTTTTCCCATTTTTTATTCCTCCGTTTGTTGATCAATGTTTACTTTGAAATTCAATGAATATATAGAAAACCCTTCCGTATCTTGTTCAGATATAAAAGGCAATCCCGTCATTTCTATTGAATTAAATTCAAAACTTCCATCTTTACTAATAAGTGTTTTCAATCCATCGATAGCATTTGAAATATCCCACAAGCATTTACTGCCTAACTCGGAATCGTTCGTTCTAATCGCAATCTCGAAGTTAAGTTCACGTTCTTGCATACCAGACCAGTCTTGTGAAATTGTACGACTTCCTGGCGCTGGGTACAGCTGTAATGAATCATCAACAGTTAAATATCCTATGTGAATACTTGTGGGCAGATTTTTCAATAGATTAATTTTTTCTGCTAATCGTTCAGCTAAGTCCATCAAATCCACCTGCCTTAACGATTATTTTTTCCCATGAATCAATATGATTGGCTTTGGCTCGTAAATCCCACCGTCGACTTGTTCCAGGAGTGTGATAATTATGAACCCGATGTCCATTAACAAATCCATAATATTGAGCTTTAGCATACGGTTCTCGGTAGTTTGCCTGATTATAGTTACTGTTAAGGCTGGAATTATCTCTCAAATGCCCCGATCGCTTTGGTACGTAAATGTTCATATCAGCATAGGCTTGATTACCATAGGCGTGTTGTGCCTTATCAATTCTCAATGGCATATCTTTCAATCCATTATCGTTGATGTTAACTTCAATCGACATTACAACACCTCCAGTTCGTACGAATAAACCTCGTTGCTGTATGGATCTAAATTAGTAACGATATTGGTAATTGTTAGTTCATCACCATCAAAAACCACTTTAGAACCTATATGTGTACTTTTTAATTTAGGAACGTTGGTGCTTATTCCTGGATATAAAAAGGCGATTGCATTAGCCGTTATTTTTCGACTATTGTTATCGCCTGAATAGATGATTTGTGGTTGATAAATCATATTATCAATTTGGTAATCATCAAAATATGGTTTGTTGTACAAATCGGTTTTACCGTTTTTTAGTTTTAAAATGATGGACTGGTTACACAACCTGCGTGGCACTCTCGGTATCATCGGTAATCCACTCCTTTGTACAAAAGTCCCCAGTGAAACAATAAGGCCATAGCTTCGTTAGGTACGGCTGATTTACCGTAAGTAACAGAAGCAGTCCCTGAAGTATCTAAATGCGTCCGCCCAATCGATATGCTCTTAACATTCCCAGAGATTGCATTGTTAGAGCTTGATACACCCGTTTCAATCGCATAACAGATAATTAGGCCTAAAGCTTTCTTAAATGCCTTAGCTCGCATATTTAAGAGCTTTTTAGGACTAATTAAATCGCTTTGCAAGTCATACAATCCGTCTGCGTAAAAGTAATTGGTTACCATATCAATTTGGATTTCAGCTTTAGCAATAGCTTCATTGAAATTTTCCTCGGAAATATCAGAAATCCCCAAGGCTTTAAATTCATCATAAGTTAGATACAAGGAATCGCCCCCTAATCAGTGGCACTAGCTGTTGCTGTACTTGATGCATTGACGCCACCTTTTTTGCTTTTAGTTATTAAGATCTTTGGTGGCGTTACTATTTTGACGATGTTGATGCTGTTGCTGCTGCTTTATAAGATACGTAAACGCCATCTTTCTTTTGATCACGAACAAAAATATCATGATACAAACGGTTTTGGTAAAGATATCCGTCACCTTCTGTGTGTTGTCCAGGAGCGAACATGTAGATTGCATTTTCTTTAACAACTGGAATAACAGATGGTTTAGCAACAAATTCAAAGTTGATTGGTTTTGCATCTGTAGCAGGTTTGTAGCCGTCTGAGAAATCGTAATCGCTATAGAACCGGCTTTCGTCCCAAACTTCAATTAATTGAACACCATCAATCGAAGTCACACGTGATTCTAATGCTGTAATTCCGACATTTTGGTTAGTAATAGAACGTGAAAATTCCTTTGAGCGTTCAAGTAAATCCATAGTTTCACTAGATACAAAACCAACGATATTTTGTGGACCATACTTACGCAAAGGCAAGATGGCTGCTTTCAATCGGCTATAAACATTGTCTACTGTTAAAGTTTCGTCTGCTGTTTGTTTAGCTTCAACAGCCTTTTTACCTAAAGTAGAGAAACGGTAAGCGTCTAATTCTGGTTGAACATGGTCTTCAATGAATTCTTTTGAAATATTGGCAACTGCTAAATCTTGGTTAGTTTCGTCAACGTCTTGTGAATCAACGAAGAACTCGATATCACGGTCTTGTCCCATGGTGTAAACCTTTTTATCGTTTCCAACTGTACCAGAATTAAATCCTTTACCACGTGTGTGATTTTGTAATCCTGATGTTGAAATTGTAGTTAAGGTGAAAGACTTGCCTCCATTAACTAAATCTACTTCGGGAACTCCTAATACTGTAGTTAATAATCCTTGATTAATCTTTTGGTCGTAAATACCTTGATCTTTTGTAACATAATTAATTGCTTGTGCCATTATATATTCCTCCTATTTTCCTTTTAGTCCTAAAACTTCGGCTAACTTATTATCATTAGCTGGTGCTCCACCACTAGGATTACCTCCGGCGAATGGTTTAAGCTTGTCCGGTTCTTTTCCTTCAAACAAATATCCATCTGATTCTTTCAAACTATCCAGCTGGTCGTTCAATCCATGCATGCCTTCATCATCAAGCTTGATTGCATCATTATCCAATAATGCTTTTACGGCTTTAGGATTACGTGCGCCCGATTTAACTAATGCTAAATCAATCGCACTTTCCTTTCGCACTTTAGCTAGTTCATTAGTTGATTGTTCACTCACTTCGTCAAACTTGCCTTGCAATTCTTTTAATTGGTCTTGCAGTGCTTCGTTATCCTTTTGCGAATCTTTGAACTTAGCTAGCTCACTTTGATTACTGTCTAGTTGTCCCTTAAATGAATCGCGTTCTTGTTCTGCTGAAGTCAGCTTAGTACGCATATCATTTAGTTCAGCTGAATGTTTAGCCATGACACTGTTAACTTGTTCGTCAGATAATCCTAGTTCTTGTAAATCTTCTCGTCTCATACTCATAATTCCTTTCGTGTTTTTATCCGGAGTA